CCTTGAGGGCATACAAGGTGTACCAGTTTTCCAGCGGCTATTACAAGAAGCACGGCATCAGCCTATGTGCGTATATCCTTGGAAAGCGAGTGAAGCGAAATGCCTGAGCGTCGCGATTACGAAGAATTCTATAAAGAACACCAGGGCAAGGTTGACAACTTCGAGGCAGCGTTTGATACGTTCATTAAAAAAGTCATTCCGGAGAAAGTGCTGGCGAAGACGAAAGAAATAGCTTTTGATGTCCTTGATGGCGTTACCTCCGAATCCCCCGTAGCCACGGGTAGACTTCGTGCCAATTGGAATGTTGGTATAGGCAGCGCTGACCTTAACGTGGAGGAATACCCAGAAGATCTATCTGAAGAAGAAGCTAAAAGAATCGCGATGGAAAGAGGCGCGAATGTTTTGAGTAAAGTAAAGCCTTATGAAAAAATTGTCATATCCAACAACTGCGTCTATGCCGGAAGCATAGAACGTGGGCATTCCGAGAAAGCGCCTAAAGGCATGTTGGGTGTAACACTGGATGGAATACGCCCCAAAATTGAACGGGGAGATTATTTTGATTAGGAGGCGTCGACATGGCTGCTACTGCAAACGAAATCTTGGCCGACCTCATTCTCCAGAATCATCTTCAGCTTCAACGACTCGCTTCGCACGAATATCAAAAAATGCTAAAAATCCTTACGGAACTTGCCAAGGAACTTGTTAAGCAAATGATCACAATTGACCCCACAGCTCCAGGTCATCTCCGATACCGCAACGAACGCGCTGCGAAGCTCATGAGCAAGTCGCAGCGTAAAATCAGCAAGTATTTCGCGGAAATGCTGAGAGAATTTCGCAGCGATATGTATGAGCTTGCGACATTGGAGGCTAATTTTGCCGTCAATTCCCTGTCGAGCGTGACCGGCATCGCGATAAGCAGAGCCATGACGGCGGAGCAGATGCGGGCTGTGGTCAACTCGACCTATATCGAGGGCGGTCTTCTCAAAGACTGGTTCTCACGTGCTTCTCAGGGTTATATGCTGGCGTTCCGGAAAGAGATACGGGCCGGTATGGTCGCCGGTGAAGGAATCGACAAGATGATCAGGCGAATCATTGGTAGCAAGCGCGAATTTCCAGGTGATCCCAGTCTTTATGACAAACAAAAGCGCGGCACGGAAGCTCTGGTGAGAACCGCTGTCATGTCTATATCGAATGAGGCGAGAATGGCGGCGTTTAGAGCAAATGAGGATGTAATTAAGGGCTATCAGTGGTTGGCCACTCTTGACGACGTTACTTGCTTGGTTTGTGCCGTATACGATTTAAAAATCTGGGATACAAAGGCCAATCCGATAGGACATGATAAAGAGTTTAAAATATCGCCGATTCATTGGAACTGCCGTTGCGTTATTACGCCACTAACGACTATTGATGAGGAACGGCTGGCGAGAAAGCAGGAAGGTATGGGGCGTTCTTCCCAGTACGGCCGTGTATCCCGCTCCATGAATTTCGAGAAATGGTTAGAATCTATGCCTCCTGAAAAACAGCAACAAATAATAAAAAACAACATAGGAAAGAATCGTTACGAAGCGTGGAAAGAGGGTAAGATAACATTCAACGACCTTATCACGCAAAAAGGCCGCCCGCTGACGCTGGAAGAGTTGAGGGCAGACATGAACATGGGTGGCAGTGCTACAAGTGCTACAGGGGCCAAAGGCGCGATACCGAACAATGTTTCGAATGACGATTGAGGATTCAAAAAAACTCCACAGCAATCTTATAGCGGTGATAGGGCCATGTGTAAACATACGTAAATTTACGAGCCCACTTGAGGACGATTTGGGTAATATTTATGAAGCGCATATCCCGATGGAGAAGACGTTGGTTTTCAATGATTCCAGGGTTATTCTTGGGATTTATGGAAAATATGATGTGGAATCGTTCAAGGGACGAACATTAACGAGCATACAGAATTAATAAAAACATTGTCCGTACCCGTATCCGCGCCTGCGCTTGAAGTTCCGAAAGGCGAAGTCTATCCGCCGGAGGAAGCGGCGGAGAAGATAGGAGTTCCCGGTTATCGGGTGCTGTATAAGCTGCTTGTTCAGCTTGGGCTGATATATCGTTATTCAGAAAGCAAAGGATATTTTCCGACAGTAGAGGCTTTGGAACACGGGTATGTCTTAGCGCGCAAATCTGACAATCGACGCCCCGCCTTGACTGCGAACGGGCTGAAATATGTCAGGGACAGAATGAAAGCGCAAGCGTTAAACGCATAAATTTCTCAATTCTCAAAAATTGCGGATCTTGGCGGATTGTGCTAAAATGTGGGTAGAGTGAAAAAGAGGGAACGCTGTAAACGTCCCCTCAGTTGTAAGCCGTTTTAGCGGTGAGCGGCTGGACTCTAAAAATAAGATAGTCCAAAAAATAGACCGGTCCCTGCTAAAGGCGGCCTATTTTTTTATGCTCGACATTATCGCAACGATAAGTAACCCAAAAGTAAAGGTAATCATCAACGCTTCAAATACCGTCATAGGCTTTCACCTCCCCTCATTTAGGGAGTAGTCCAGCCGAATAAACACCGTCCACAGCTTACATGCTTATGGTAGCGGACTGATTAATTATTTTCAATAGTTAAGCCCCTCGCTTGAGGGGCTTTTTTGGTGTAAATCAGATTAAACAGGCATTAAAGCCTTTGAGAGATTCGGGGGCTTATTTTTTTTTCAGCGGGAGGCTGACATTATGAAACTGAAACTGAAATTAACAAAAGCGGAATGGGACGGAGCCGAGGTGGGAATCCAAAGGCTCTATATCGAAAAGGACGGCGAATACGTGATGGACATCGACGGACTTGAGGATACTACGGGTTTAAAAAATGCACTAAACGCTGAACGTAAAAATCGGGAAGATCTAGCGAAGCAGTTGAAGGCGTGGGATAAGACCGGGAAGAAGCCGGAAGAGATTTCCGAGCTTATTGCCAAATTGGAGGAAGATGAAGCCAAGCGGGCAGAGAAAGCCGGAGAGTGGGATAAGCTGAAAGCTCAATTAGTTGAGTCGCACAAGAAAGAGCTGGGTAAAAAAGATGAAGAACTCCGAAAAATGAGAACATCTCTTGAGGGGTATCTTATCGACTCAGCGGCGACGGCAGTTATCGCCGAGTTGAAAGGCGTTCCTCAGCTTCTTTTGCCGCATATCAAAATAGCGGCCCGCGTTAAGGATACCAACGGAGCTTACAGCGTTGAAATTATCGACTCGAACGGAACTCCGCGACTTAAGAGTACCGGTGAAGGTATGACGATTAAAGAGTTAGTTGAAGAGATGAAGCAGTCGGAAATCTTCGGCAGAGCATTTGAGGCGACTGGAACGACCGGCAGCGGCGCCGGAGGTGGCGGAAATTCGAGTACAATGCGCGCGACCGGTAATCCTTGGAAAAAGGGAACAGCAGCGTATAACTTAACCGAGCAAGGACGGATATATAGAGATAATCCGGCGCTTGCAAAGCAACTGATGGAGGAGGCGAAAAACGCTTCCTGATTTTCATAAATAAAGGAGAGTATTTACATGGCTAAAACTAAAATTGCGGACGTAATCGTGCCGGAGATTTACACGGAATATGTTATTCAAAGGACAATGGAACTGTCGGATTTCTTTTCTTCCGGCGTAATAGCTCCTGCCGGTGTGCAGCTTGGCGGGAATTTAGAATCCGGCGGCACAACGGTAAATATGCCGTTTTGGAACGACCTTATCGGCGAAGAAGAGATTTTATCAGATAGCGACGCGCTGCAGGTTGATAAAATCACGTCTGCGAAAGACGTGGCCGTGCTCCACTTCAGGGGCAAGGCTTGGAGCGCAAATGATTTAGCGCGTCAACTTTCCGGCGATGATCCCATGCGGGCTATCGCTGACTTGGCGGCGGGCTTCTGGAGCAGAAGAATGCAGCAGGTGTTGCTCAGCACGCTGGCGGGAGCTTTCGGCTCTACAAGTATGACCGCTAATGTATATAATATTGGCGCGGCGGTGGGCGATGCCGCCAATATCAACGGCAAAACCTTTTTTGACGCGGCGCAAAGACTTGGAGATGCGAAAGGGCAGCTTGCCGCTATCGCAATGCACAGCGCGACTCAAACGGCACTCGCAAAGCAGGACTTGATCCAGACACAACGTGATTCCGACGGGCGCGTTTTATTCGACACGTTCATGGGTAAGCGCGTGATTGTTGATGATGGAATGCCGGTTGCCAGTGGCGTGTATACGACTTATATCTTCGGAGCCGGCGCGATAGGCTACGAAGAAGGCGGCGTATTAGCGCCGGTAGAAACTGACAGAGATATTCTTGCGGGGGATGACGTTATGGCTACTCGCCGAGCGTTTGTGCTACATCCTCGCGGTATCAAGTGGATCGGCTCGGTTGCAGGGGCAAGTCCCACCAATACGGAACTTTCCACAGCGGCAAAATGGGATAGAGCTTATGAGCCAAAAGCTATAAGAATTGTGCAGTTCAAGCACAAGATAGCAGTGTAAGCAAGGGGGGAGTCTTTATGGGGCTTACCGGATTTAACCGCGCGCGTCGTGAGACAGCGGCAAAAGATGAAAGAAAACAGATTATGGATCCGGCAGCGTGGCAGGCGGAGGCAATTGTAACTCCGCCTGTGCCTGATTCTGATTCTGAAGCTGGTATTGGTACGGATACTGAGAATAAACAAAAAAGGGGGAAGAAATAATGGAAGAAAAGGTCACGAATGTATATCAGGTCAGGAACAATTTTTTAATCGTGTTTGACCAAGAGAAAAAAGAAAAGCGAATGATTCGCCTCAGCGATATTAAGGAAATCAATATACTTGGCGGGGCGGAAGCGCCAAGTCTGCATATCTGCCTGTCAGGTGAAAAGTCTGTCGTTTTAACCGGCGATACATTTGAGCAGTACAACATAATAACCGAGGCGATTCTTGAAAGAACGCACCTATAATTAAACTAAACGGAGGAAGAAAATGACAATCATAACTGAAGGAGATTTACATTTCCGATATACTTGCAGCATATGCGGCTGTGTCTTTGAAAGAGATTACACAGAAGTTGAAATTAAGAATTTTCAGGAACTCATACTGAATTGTCCTACGTGTAAAAACCACGGTTGTTATCCTGCTCGCGCTTCGCAATTTACGTCAATGCCGGCGTAGCGCGATGATTCAGGGACTTGGGGTATTTAAAGGAGGTGGGGTACTTGCTTGCGTCGTACGCAGATGTAAAATTCGCCGATAAGTATTTCACAGCTATTGGAAATACCGCATGGGGAATAACGCCAAAAAAGAATGATTCACAACATGTGGATGCTCTGAAAAAAAAGACAGCGGCCTTGATTAAAGCTACGTTATGGCTTGACAGCGTTGCTGCTGAGAAATGGAAAGGCTGCAAAACATCTGCATCTCAGGAGCTCGCATGGCCAAGAAAAGAAGTAAAAGTTGATGGCGTCGAACTCGCCTCGGATGTAATTCCTGAGCGTGTAAAATTCGCAGTGTGCGAGGCAGCAGTGAGGATAATTCAAAATATTGACCTTGAGCCTGATCTCGAACGCGGCGCGCTGATC